TACGAGTGCTGTCATGATTGAAATATCTTCCTCTGAATAATTGCACGCTCGTGCAATATCAATGAAACCGTGATAAACTGCTGTGGTGATCTGAGAAGACATACGCATATCGAATTTGGAATAATCCCATCCGAAAACGTAACATTTGTCTTTCCACGTTCCATCATCATTTTTAGCTGCATGTGTAAATGCAAAATGCATCAATTCCTGCCATTCTGTACTAATAGGATTGACACCTACAGCAGACTCAGAAATAAGAGGATTTGTGCACATAAAACGAATGATTGGTAGAAAATAACGTCTCATGATAACACCATAAGCAAATGGACCAGCGGTGAAAACTCTCACTTTATCACTGCCCAGTGCAACTGCTTCGTCCTTCAAACATCCTCCAAAGATAGGGTAACCTCGTTGGTTATTTGCATAACAAGTCATCAAACGATCATATTCATGTTGTAACTCGGGCATCATTGTGATAGAAACAATTTCATTTTGGCTACCTCTTACGATATCCAAATGTGGTTCCTTGGGTCCAGATAGAGGCTTACCAATACCAGTCTTGATGTTGACACCATCCATAAAACGTTCGTCAGGATAGCCTTTTAGGGCATCCTCAAGCGTCATTGGGACAATCGGTTCAAGTGTCTGTTTAACCAAAGCAATCAGAGGATCAAAGTAGTCTGCTGCAGCCCGTTCCAGTGATGAAACGGGGAATTCTTTAACAGGTGACCCAATCAACTCGAAAGCTTTATTGTATTGTTTCCATGGTGGCTTCATGTTTGGCGGTTGCCAAATATTAGGCATTGAACATATGTCAGACACAGCATCAGACAGGATCGACTTTCCCACTCTAGTGGTCTCGGATGGACGCAAACGTGTACTCCCTAGAAACGTTATCTCCTCAGTATCTTTCATCTTCGCAAAATAAGATTCTGGGTGTGCTTCAGTCTTGTTGATCAATTCAACACCATACTGTGTCTTCGGTAAACCGTTAGACGTAGCGGGTGTTAGCATCAATCGACTCGGAGGGAATATCACATCTTGCAATTCCTTGGACGTCAACATGTAGGCTCCAGTGCCAGTGTCAGGGGCATAGTCTGGATAGCTTCCAATGTGTAGTCCCACAATACAAAACGGATGTGATGTTGTCACATAAACCGATGTGCAATGACCGGGTTCACTCGTATGCTTGGGGCATGTCAAACCAATGAATTCTGGTGCTCCCGCAACACAAAAAGGTCCGATGATAGCATTAGCATCTCGTGCATGCGTATCCAACAGGCTAGTCTTGAGGATGTGCTTGACGGGCATATTAACACCTCTAGCAACAGTCAAAGGGAAAAGACGGGTAAGA